ATCCGACGCCGCGCCGCCCCAACTCCACCGCGCCGAAGACTTCAGATCCGACGCCGGCAAACGGGGTGAGGACCACCTCGCCCGGATTCGTCCAGAGAGTCACCCCTCGTTCGATCACGTCGAGTTGCAGCGGGTGAACGTGGCGCTCATCCTCGGGATCTTTCGATTCTTTGTACGGGAGCACGCGGTCGATCCTCACGTCATCCCAAAACGCTGATGCGTACTGCCTCCAGATCCAATGCGAGTAGCGGTTCTCCGTCTGCTTCCCCTTCCATCCGCGATACGGCAGCAACTCAGGCGGAATCTGCCGCGATCCGGCGTAGCCGTGCAGGCCGTCCGGGTGTGCTACGGGAATCGGATTCTCGCCGAGCTTCCGGAATGGAATGAGGTAATCGGCCGCGGCGACATTCGTGCGCGTCGAGTCCTCCACGATCTGCCGATGTGCGAGAGCCTTCGCCATCGTGCGATTGCGCACGCCAAGCGGCTCTTTCCAGATGCAGATGCGCGGCAGGTATTCAAACCCGAGACGCTGATGCAGGCGAATGATGTCGCCGGGGAAATCCTGATAGCCGCAGATGTTTGCGCCTTGCGTCGGGACATCCATGCAATGAACCGCCGAGATTCGGCCGGGCAGCGTGAGGCGATGGACCTCCTTCACCACGAACGCGTAGTGCTCGAAGAACTCCTCATAGGTCCGGCAGTTCGACAGGTCGCGGTCAGATGACGAGTAGTTGAACAGGCCGCAAAACGGCGGGGAGTAGAGCGAGAGATGTACCGATTCATCGGGGAGCGACGCCATCCCTTCGATGCAATCGCCGTTGTAAATCGCGTAACTTTCGGTGATCTTCTGATCCATCACAGCCATGAGGGGGCCTCCATCTTTTTCGTGAATTCCTTCGTTCGCTCGATCGCCAGTTCCGCATTCATCTCCGCGACGAGCCGAGCGAACATCGCGTCCATCGCCTCTGACTTGCGCTTCATGTTCTGCATCACGCCGGCTTCACCCTCGGACGTGATCACGTCCGCAGTCACCTCCGACTGCTGACCGAATCGCCAGAAACGGCGAATGAATTGGTAGTAGCGCTCGTAGGAATGCGATGGGAAGGTCGTCAAATGCGAGCAATGCTGGAGGTTGAGCCCGAATCCCGCGATCGACTCTTTCGTGACAAGGCGGCGGATCTGGCCAGAGATGAAGCCGGAAAACTTCTCTTCCTTCACGTCATCCGAATCCGCGCCGGATATCTGCACGGCATCGGGGATCAGTCGCGTGAGTAGGTTGCCTTCTTCGTTGAGGTGGCAACACGAGACGGAGACCTGATGTCCCATCACCAACTCCGCCGCCATCTCGCAACGCTCGCGCATCGTGCGCCGCCTCTCCTCCCGTTGCTCTTCGAGCGTGATCGCCGGCAGATCGAACAGCATCCCCTCGCGCTTCCGCTTTGCCGCGACTACGTGCTCGCGCGTGATGAGCGGCGGCAGAACGAAGCGCGCATCATCGAAGCCGAGATCGGACGGCTTGCGCAGCGCTCGCGCCCATGAGCAGACCCACCGCCAGAAGTCCCGCTCCGCATGACCGCGGAATCGCCACCCGCCGCCAGACCACAGCCGGTTCGGATGATTCGAGTTCTGATCGTTCTTGAAGAACTTCGAGAGCATGTCCATGTAGCCGAGGTATCCGAGCGCTTCCGACGTGGTGCCGAGTTCGATGTAGTCATTCGGTGCGGCCGTGGCGGTGCAGGTGAGTCGGTAGCGCAAGGTTCGGGCAAACTCTGTGATCTCCGCCTTCCTCACGCCATCGAAGTTTTTCAGGATCGAGCTTTCATCGCACACAACGCCCGCGAAGTCGCGCGGCCGGAACATGTGCAGGCGTTCGTAGTTCGTGGCGATGATCTTCGCGCTCCCGAGTTTTCCATCGCGCGATTGCTTGACTTCGATGCCGAACTTTTCACCTTCGCGCACAATCTGCGGGGCGACGGCGAGTGGGGTCAGGATGAGGACGCGCCCGTTCGTGTGACGCGTGACGTTGTCCGACCACGCCAACTGCATCGGCGATTTGCCAAGCCCGCAGTCCGCGAAAATAGCCGCTCGCCCCTTGCGTAGCGACCACTCGACGAGCGAGCGCTGGAAGTCGAAAAGGAAAGCGTGATCGATGACCGGCGCGAAGCCTGAATCTTCGCCGAGTTGCGACTTCGCCCGAAGAAACGATTGGTAGTCGCCCCAGTCCGGGGCAGATATCGCCGTCGTCATCGGCGCGGTGTTTGACATGTCCCGGAGTGTATCACGCCACAACCCACCTCTGCCCGTGTCTCTTACTGCATGAAAGACAGCTACCCGACGAAAGTCACCCCGGTCCGCGTCAGCACGATCTACGGATGGAGGCTCGGCCTCCTGCTACCGCGCGAAGAAGGTTTCGCTCCCGGCGAGTACCGCATTGCCGTTTTCGGCCGGATCATGTCGTTCGACCGCGACGAGTTCAGGATCATCCGGAAAAAGAAAGAGCCGCGCGGTTAAGCGCGGCCCGTTCTTTCAAGGAAGGTGGAAGGATCAGTGGCGAGAGGAAGTTTACTACGCCGGAGCGATCGAGGCGAGCGTGTTCTGATGCCTCTCGGTCATCGTCGGCTGACCCGGCACGGCGAACGCTCGGAGCACGGCAGTCTCCGTCTGCCGTCCCGGTCCCGTGACCGTCGCGCCACCACCCGTCAACTCCAGGCTCGGCAGCGTGAACTCCGAAAAGTCGTGAAAGCCGGTAGAGCCGATGGGCTGACCGGTGAACTTCGCGTATGCCGTGCAGAGAGCACCGGAGCGGATCGCCTGCTCAAGGATGTGGTCCTCGTACGGCCACGCGAACGACACCTCCCATGAACGCCGCGCATCGTTCTCCGGCGGGATCACATCCTGCGCGTACGCTGAGCCGATGCCGAAGTCGCCTTCCAGCGGCTCGGTCATCGTCAGCTCGAAGGACTTGATCGTGCGCACGAGGGTCCGCGCGCCGACGACCACTTCGATGTCGAGATTGTTCGCGTTGAGTTTCGGCCGCGTCGCCGCCACACGAACCGGCTTGGGCGAGAGCGCGTCGATTGCAAACTCGTCGTCCAGCGTAAAGACCCCGCCGGGAATCGGGCGGATCTGAAAGTCGATTCCGGCCGGAGTGTCGTCGGCGTTGTACACGGTCATCCAACCGTCGACGATCAGATACTCCGTTGCGCCGTAGACTCCGTTCTTCCCGAACACCAGCTTCGCCACGCCGACCGCGCCGGGCGTCGAGATTTTGAAGTTGTACTCGTCGCCGTTTTCGTCGCCGCCCGCGCGAAGTCCACGCCGTCTCCATTCCCCCGTCCATGCGACATTCACGTCGATCTCGGTCGGTTGCCGCATGTACGAGTCGCGCATGAAGATCAGCGAGTGCGTGTAGGTCAGGTAGTTGTTCGCGTCGACGCTCGCCTTGAACACGTTGACCTTGCCGCCCATCCACGACCATTCCGTCGGGTTGTCGCGGACGGCACGCCACACGCCCCCGTTGAGCGAGCCGATGTAGTGCGCTGGCATCACGTCGGTCAGCTCGTTGAAGCGGCGTAGCTCGTAGAGGTGCACGCCCGCGGCCGGGAGGGACTGCTCGTAGTAGCCGTGATGCTGCACCCGCATCTCGATGTAGCTTTCCGAGTCCGGCGTCCCGACGATGTCACCACCGCCAGCGAGTTGCAGGATCTCGCCTCGGCTCTCATCCCCGCCCGGTTCGATGTTCGGGTCCGGGACTCGCGTGGGCTCGATCTTCAGCGTTTCGCTCGCCCATCGGGGGTAGCGGTACGCGCTCCCTTCCACGCCGAGGGCTCGCTCGAATGCGACACGGAGCAGTGCTTCGTTTCCGGCCATCGGTTATTCCTCCGTGATCGGCGGGGCTGGCGGCGGTGGGGGTGGGGGTTGCGGCGGGGGGATGGGCGGTGCGGCCGGCTGCTCTTTCGGCGCAGGCCTGAACTCCTCCGGCTGCCCCACCGGAGCCGACGCGACAACGTGCGCGAACTGCCCACTCTCGACGAGGCGCGCGGCCAGTTCCTCGTTTTCGATGGCGAACACCTGACCGCGCAGGGCGTCCCCGTGTTCCGTGGACCCCACATCCGGCCCGCTCGCCGTGAACTGAATCTTGCCGGTGAACGAGCGCGAGACGGGGAAGGTGAATCGCGGCGGCTCTTCCGCCCGCGTCTTCATGGCGACCTTCTTCACGAGAGGCGAGTCCGCAAGGTTTCGAGTCGCCATGTTTCATCCTCCGATCATGCGCGTGCGGTCTTTCACTTCGATCAACCATCCGGCAGTCAGCGAATAGGCTACCGCAAAATCACGCACGGGTGTGAATTCGAGGAGTTCCTTCAGCGTCGCCTCGTACTTGAACGGGAACGACTGCGCGGCGTTGACTTGGATGCGCGGGGTCTGATTCGTGAGGGAAACTAGCGCGCCTTCATCGTACGTGCCGTCTTCATTTCGCGGCGTGCGGTAGGGGTCGATGATCAGGTACGGAGTCACCGGCTGATCCGCCTTGTAGATCGTCCCACGGTTCAGGATGCGCTTGATTCGGTTCAGTTCCATCTCCGGCGTGATGGGCGGCGCGCTCACGTCCTCCGGCACATACGATGTGTCCGGTGCGCGAATCACCATCACGGTGATGAACGCATTCAGCTCCCCACTCCCGCCCGTCGATGGCTCCCATCTCTCATTCGGGAGTGCAGTCATCACGACTTGCTGAGGCGCGACGATCCGCTTCTGAAGTGCGTCAACTTCCGGGTTGCTCTGGAGGATGCGCACTCCCTTCGTCGCGTCCTCTCGGTCGTAGCTGAATCTCTTCCGGTTCACGTCGTCCGCCGCGAGCATCAGGGCCACGGCGTAGCGGAGTGAATCTTCTGGCGACGGCTCTTCAGTCGTGATCGCGGCTGAGAAGGTTACCGGGATCGGCATCAGCGAACCCTCGGCACGTGCGGGCAGATGTTGGGCGGGTAGCCGTTCCATGCTGGCGAACCGCAGATGCAACGCCGCATGTCAACGGACGGTCCGTGATCATCGACCGCGCAGGATGCGCAAAGGCGATTGCCGAGACCTACGCGGGGAACACGACACGGGCATTGGTCGCATTGGCATCCGAGCGGGTCACGTTCCGGGATCGGCACGCGGAGATTCTAGCGTGAACGTTCCCTGTTGGATCTTGCGACGCAGCGCGAAGTTGCGCCCGTACTGCCGGAGTAGCATGTCTTGTGCGCGTGCGGTCAGCGGTCGATCGCGGTACAGAAACGTGGAAATCTGCATCGTGCCTGCATCCCATGCGGCGATCAGCGGCATGTTTCGGTACCAGATGAAGTACACGCTGCGGGCGCGGATGCGCTCCACGCCCTGCGCACCCTTGCCGTGAATGCAGGACCAAAGGCGATCGCACAGGTGAATGTACTGCTCTATCGACAGCATCAGTCCGTATCGCTCATGTGCTCTTCGGATCGCGTGATGCCGCTGCCGATGCCGTTTGCCCGACGCCGACGCGCTCATGCCGCATACGGTCCAACCCGCAGAAACCAATCCATCCCCATCGCCGCAACGTCCTCCTCATCCTGATCCTGCCAGAGCAGGAACAGGCGCGCATCCCGCCATCCCCGCGTGTCCGGAAACTGGTTACGCCATCCGGGGTGGTTCGTTCCGATCACGGCACTGAACTCGTCCGACTCGCCGAACCCGTCCGAGGTGGAGAACGGGCCAGACGCGCCACCACCGACCGACTGGAGCAGGTTGCCGCGATCCTGGAGGATGCGGATGCTGCCGAGGATTCCGAGCGAGCCGAATGCCGCCGCGCCCCTTCCTCTCGCCGCTCTCCGGAAGCGCGCCTTAACCGTGGACTCCGCGAGATCGTTCCACCGATCCGGCCGGCCCTGCGCCTGAAAGGTGAGCTGCGTTGACCGGATCATCAAAAGCAGGACATCCGACATGAACGGGGACGGGTCACGCGCGGACGCCTGGACGAGTTCGAGCGTCTGAATGACGTCGCCGACTTGGAAGGTAACGGTGAAGGTGGCCATTGGTCACCCCGCGCAATACCCGCAAGGCTCCTCTCCGTCGCCGTGAATGCAGCGATCACCACTCGCGCACATGTCGTCCATGCAGGTGATGATGACGCCGAGACCATCACAGAACTGGCAACAATCGTCCGCATCGATCAGGGAGTCATATTCGTCTGGCAAATCGTCGTCATCGAACTCGTTCAGGGTCGGCATGCGATCAATCCTCCTCCATCGCCGCATCGTATGCGTCGTGAAGATGGGCGCGCTCGTAGACGGTTAGCGGTTCCACTTTCTCGGGACCAAGCATCTCGTCTACGGCGAGCTTCATCTCCAGCGCTTCGATCTCCGCTCGCGCTTGCGCCATCCGAATCACGAGCCGTTCAAGTTCGCGCTCCGTCTCGCGAATTGCGTCCCGCGTTGCGTGAAGTTCCGTGAGGTCCGCCGTGAACTTCACGGAGACCGTTGCCTCTTTGTTCGCCATTCACCCCTCCTCCGGCATTCCTCCGCGCCTGCGGATGCACGATTCCGCGAGCGGCGTCCATGGGTCGCGCCCGTCAGATTTCAGCATCGCGCGCTTCGCTTGGAAGACGGTCCATTCGATCCGGTCCAGCCAGTCGCTTTTCCTGAAGGCAGCGATCAGCGCTTCCAGCTTTTCGGGGTCGACGTTCGGTAGTCTGATCTCAACTCGCATCACCCCTCCTTCACGTAGCGCGGCGGTAAGTGCGTCAGAACTCGCCCGTCTTTGTCCGTCGCCATGCAGCAATCGGCTACCACCATGCCGCTCCCGAGGTAGACGGCCGCGATGCTGTCGGCGCCGTCGAAAGGCTTCGACAAATGCACCGATTGCCACCCGCGGAAGGTTACGGTTCGTCCAGCATCCGTCATGGCGGTCACTTCTACTTCAGGAGCGGTGGGGATTCGATTCGGCATGACCCGCACTGTATCACGTCACCACCAACGCGTCCAAGCGGACCTACCTTCGCCGGTCGAACGGATTCGCGCCGAGACTCCCGAACACGCTGAAGATCGCCGCACCCGGATCGCTGAAGTCGAAGGCGTCCGTATGGTCATGCGCCCCGAACACGCCTCCTTCCTCGGCTCCCGTCGTCGTCTGCTGAATGGCACCGATGACGACGTACGCCCCGAGTTCGAT